CATTACCATCGGCAAGAGTGTAAGTGTTAGAAGAACTTGATGCTAGATTAGCGTATGTATTAGCATCGACAGTAATGACTTCTATATTCTGTGTTGAGTCTGGTGCTGTTCTTGTAATCGTTTTGTAGTATGCTTGAACATTATTTGTACTCATTGCCCATGCAAGACCGGTTTGTGATGGTGTGTTTGCAGAACCATTTGCTTTATACTTCGAATCAACATAGTTGATAAAAGTGTTGTATGGCATTGGCCAGTCAAACTGTGGATCAACAATATCATTGAACATCAAAACAATCCAATGACGCTCTGAGTCTCCGTAATACTTATGAGCAATAATTTCAGGTGTGTCAGAATCTTTGATTTGATACTTGTAGAATGATGCGATGTTTTCTTTCAATTCATTCTGAAAAGAAAAACGCGAAATGATATTTGTTACAGAGTCAACACCAACAGGAGTTTTTTCTGTAGCGTAAACAGTCTTAGGAAATTGATTGAAATATTTTGCCATGTTTATGGTGCATATCCGTATGGATTGTTAATTGATGTGCCTGATTGTAATGATGTTGTAGAATCAAAATCTTTCTTAGTAAGAATGACAGTTTCTCTAAAGTTAAGTTGTAGATTGATTGCAACAGGCATACCGGTTCCGCCTAATGTTGGGTTTGAATTGGTAGGCATCTCATATGCTTGAAATCCATTAGGCGCATAGTTTACATTAATACCTGTCAAAACGCAAGTGCCGATTGTATCGATGTTTGGGTTTTGTGAGCCACCGTAATAAAACTTGATATCAAATTCGGAAGGTGGTATCAAAATAGCAGAAGACGAAGCGCCATTTAATGTAGGCAAATCTGGTGCTTGATGATAACGAAGTCTTTCAATGATGTTCTGAACATTCAACGCTTCTTTTTCATCTCTTGGATAGAAGGTAAAATCAAATTGAAATTCTCTAAATCTTGGAGATTGATAAATCAATTCTAGCATTGGGTTGATAACACCACCTAATGCTTTGTATGCAGCAATTTTTGCTACATCTTGGTTAGCAAAAAATTTACCTGCTTTTGTATTAGACTGTAATTTTTCTAAGGCTGCGATACCTGCTGCACTACCTAATCCACCGAGAGATGAAGCAGCTTGAGCATTAGTAGAGTTATTAATATAATCTCCAATAGCCGTTCCAATTTGACCTGCAATTGAATTGCCAGGTTTCATCTCATCATAACTTTGATTGTATTGAAACAACAAAGTGTCTGGCATATACAATGCAATCGCATCAGTAGTTAATTGTGTTTTTCTTACAGAATCTAGAAATACTGAAACACCTTGTTTCTGTTTGATCGAACGATTGATGATAGATTCTGATTGTGCAGAGGTATTTACAAAACCACTCCCACCACCTGATAGACTTGAAGAACTGAAATTAGAAGACCCAAAAATTGTATTCAGTAAATTAGAGACACCCGAAACAAAACCATTGTTGAATCCTTGCACAACACCAACCGTTTCTTTAACAACAGGAACACTATTCACAACAGAGGAAACAATACCTGAACCTAAAGATTGATTTTGATTTAATAAATTTGCAGCGCCAGCAGATGCAAGAGGTACGCCAGCAGTAGAACCTACAGAAGTTTCGTCAGACAAACTAGATTGCTTCTTGATATAAATTACCATGTAGTGACCCTTATCGGTACTACCAAGGTCTTTGGGATATCTAAGTGTGGTCGTTGCGAATTCAGTTCCCGATAAAGAACCTAGAGGTCCTCTTGTTGGATCGGATGTTATTTTGATATCGCCTAAGCTAAACGCTGCCATGCGTGTTCCCTAAAAGTGTTATAGATACTATTTATGATAAGTCAAGGACAGTTTCGCCCTAAAAACCCAAAGAAGTATAATGGTGATCCCACAAATATCGTATATCGATCTAGTTGGGAGCATAGAGTAATGAAATATTTAGATGACAGCCCAAACATCATTTGGTGGGCTTCTGAAGAACTTCCTATCAAGTATATCTCACCTGTAGACAATAAAGTACATCGATATTTTCCAGATTTCATCGTCAAACTCAAAAAGAAAGATGGGTCTACGAAAACTGTTGTCATGGAGATAAAACCTGAGAAGCAGACTAAACTTCCTAAGCAAACGCGCAAGACAAAACGATTCATTCAAGAAACGGCAACCTATGCCGTGAATCAAGAGAAATGGCGTGCTGCTGACATATTCTGCAAAGAACATGGATGGGAGTTTATGGTTTTGACTGAAAAAGACCTTGGGATATGAGATAAATATACGATGGCACAATTAATGGATCGTATAAAAACTTCTCTTGCAAAGCAAGGTTTAACACCTGGCACGAATGCTGCTAGAACTTGGCTTCGTTCTAAGGTCAAAGATTTAGCGCCTTCGAAAGCTGCGTTAATGAAAGATCGTGAAAGACTCAGAGATTCATCTATCGTAGGAAAGATGTACTTTTACTACTACGATCCTAAGACAAAAGAAAAGTTGAAATACTATGATAGGTTTCCTCTTGTCATACCAATCGAAACTTATCCTGATGGATTTCTAGGACTGAACCTACATTACATTCATCCAAAACACAGATTGATTCTTTTGGACAAACTTAACGATACAGCATCAAATAAAAAGCTAGATGCAAACACTCGCCTAAGAATCAGTTACGATTATTTAAGAAGAGCATCAAAAGCATTCGAAGCAACACCCTGCATCAAAAGATATCTGTTTGGTCATGTAGAATCTAGATTTTTGGAGATTGGTGCAGACGAATGGGATATCGCTGTTTTACTACCAGTCGAAAGTTTCGTAGGTGCTGGTACAGGTAAAGTTTATGCAGACTCAAGGAAAAAATTCTAATGTCATTCTCACCAAACTTATTTCTATCAAATGTACGCGCAAAGGACGGATTAGCAAAGCCTGCTAGATTCGAAATCGTGCTTCCTATTCCTACATATATTGGTAGCGCAGTATCAAGTAGCATATTTGAAAAGATATTGAACTTGCCTAATTCTATCTTCACGGATGTTACTGACGCTATAACTTCAGCAGTCGGTGCGACACAAGATGGAGGCACAGCATCGTCTAATCCTTCTATGTCAAGATATCTTGCGTTACAATGTGAATCTACAGAATTGCCTGGTCGTTCACTAGCTGTGCAAGATGTTAAAATCTACGGTCCTACTTTCAAAGTTCCTGTACAGACAGTATACAATGATATTTCATTTACCTTTCTATGCACTAACGAATTCTATGAGAGAAAGTTATTTGACCGTTGGTTAGAAGCAATTCATCCTTCTGATACTAACAATTTTCGTTACGGAAAATCAGATAGCACACGCTATATGACGAATGTAAAAATTATTCAGTATGATGATTTCATCAAGCAGATTTATGCAGTAGAATTGATAGATGCATTTCCGTATGTCATCACACCACAAGCAGTAAGTTGGGCTGAAGATGGCTTCCATCGTTTGACAGTACAATTTGCATATCAGAAATACAGAGTCATTTATGACGGAAGTTACAACCTTACCGATGCTGCTACAGCACTATTCGGTACAGGTCTTTCAAGACTATTACCATTTGGACAATCAATTAGATTTTAATAAGTGAGGTTATTATGTTACCAAAGTTAGATGTGCCTATTTTTGAACTGAAACTTGTTTCGACAGGAAAGACTATTCGGTTCAGACCATTTCTTGTCAAAGAGCAAAAACTTCTTTTGATGGCAACACAGTCAGAAGATGAAAAAGATATGGTTCGTGTTATTCGTCAGATCGTCAAGAACTGTGTTATTGATGAATTGAATGTTGATACTCTACCTGCTTTTGATCTAGAGTATCTGTTCTTGAATCTTCGTGCGCGATCAGTCAATGAAGTTGTTGAATTGCGTTATCGTTGTAACAACACAATCAAAGATGAAAACGGTGAAGACAAAACTTGTAATAATCTAGAAAAGTTTGATGTAAACATTCTTGAAGTTACACCAGTTGTTTTGCCGGAGCATAGCAAAAAGATTATGTTCAATGATAAGTTGGGTATCGTAATGAAGTATCCTACTTTTGAAATGCTGTATGATATGGTAGACAAGTCTGAAGAAGAAATTATGTTTGAAATTCTACCAGATTGCGTAGATAACATTTTTGATGAAGACTCTGTGTACTATGCAAAAGATACACCAAGAGAAGAACTGCTAGAATTTTTAGATGGATTGCAACAGAAAGACATGGAAAAGATTCAAAAGTTTTTCCGTACAATACCAAGACTTAGAAAAGAAGTTGATTTTCATTGCCGTAAGTGTGGCTATGATGAGAAGATTAATGTAGAGGGTTTGCAAAGTTTTTTCGTATAGCTCTTTCCCATGACAGTTTATCAAACTACTATCAAACTAATTTTTCATTATTGCAGCATCACAAGTATAGTTTGACTGAACTGGAGAACATGATACCGTGGGAAAGAGAGATTTATGTTACTATGCTAATTCGTTTTCTTGAAGAAGAACACGAAAGATTAAAACAAAAACAAAAGAGTAAGTAATGTCTAGACTAGCAGAAATATACAGAAACGAGAAGACAGAAGACAGAGGTAGAATGTCTGCCTTTAGTTCTACTATTGGTAAAGGAATCAAAGAGTCTATCGATCCAAGACAGTTGTTGGATCAAAAGGGTCTTCTCGTTTCTATGTTTCCTTCGCTTAAAGCATTTGATGCTACTGGTAGCAAGAACGAAAAAACACCTGATGAAAAGGGAAAAGTATCTCTAGAAAAGCTAGACAATCTCACATCAAAACAATTATTTAAAAACTTACTGATTACTTCTGAAAAGACGCTGAAGAATACTTCAGCGATGCCAGCAGCAGCTAAAGATTTAAAAAGCATAAACGCAACGCTATTGAAAATTTTAGATGTTGCTCAACAAGGTGGTTTTGGTAATCAAGGTGACAATCAAGAAAGAAGCATGTTAGATTCTATTCTTGATTCATTAGGCTTGGGTGATTTGATACCCGATAAAGAAGGTAGCGGTAAACGCGGCCGCAGAAAAGGTGCTAAAGATAGACTGAAAAGAATTCAACAAGCAAGAGCAGCACGAACAGCAGCAGAAGCAGCAGAAGCAGCAGCGGCAGGTGCAAGTGCAGGCGCAGCAACAAAACCAACTCCTGCTCCAAAACCAACAGGAAAAGTTGGGAAAGCTATGAGTAGATTAAATGCTATTCCAAAATTAGGTCCTTTAGTTTTGTTACTTTCTGCACTTAATCTTTGGAGTGAATTAGATACAGCAGAAGAAAAATATGATAATAGTCAAAAAACAGATAAAGATTTAGAAGAACTAAAAAAAGCATATGGTTCTGCTATTGGCGGTGCGTTAGGTGGCGGAGGTGGTGCTTGGGCTGGCGCTGCTGGAGTTGGTGCAGCAGCAGCAACATTAGGACTTACTTTAACACCACTTGGTTCTCTTCTTGCAGGTGTTGTTGGTGGTACAGCAGGATTTTTTGCAGGTGATGCTATCGGGCGTTATGCAGGAGAGAAAGCAGTATCTGAAATTTTTGGCACAAAAAAAGAACCAACAGAACCTCTACCTTTACGATTCAATGAAACTGAACAGAAAGAGTTAAAGAAAGCATTAGAGAGTGAAGATACACGAAAGAAAATTTCTCCTGAGTTATTGAAACAATTAGATTATCTTGCAAATGCAGATTTATCAGGTAGGCGAAATCCGATGGCAGCAAGATTACTCCGTGACACTACTGGTCCAGAAGCAATGGAGAAATTAGGAAATGAATTAAAAGCAGCAACAGCAAGAGATAATCCTCCTTCTGCGGCAATTCCTCCTGCAATGCCTACACCTTCTCCAACACCAGTTACAGAATCATTAGGTACTAGTACAACACCAACAATACCTGCTGCAACACCTATGCCTGCTGCACCAACTCCTCCAGTTTCTGGTGCTGCTGTATCTTCTGCATCAACAGCAGTATCTGATGCACAGTTAGATGAAGCTCGAACACCAATCGTCACAGCTATGCCTGCAACAACATCAACACCAAGACCTAGAATTGAAGACTCTGCACCAGCAGGACAAATAGCTTCAGTCTATAACGAAGAGTTGATGAGAGACATTTTTGGTAACAGACAACAAGCGTTTGCATAATGGCAAAAAAACTTACTGACGTTTACGAAAAAAATACTTCTTCAGATGAATCTAAACCTGAAGTAAAGCAGACCTTTGTCTCAGGACATTGGAGAACATATGGTGGCGAAAAGAAAGTTAAGCCTGAAAAAACTTTAGAAGAAAAGAAGATCAAAGAAGCGAAGAAATCTTCTAAAAGTATAACAGGATTAGGCGAACAAAAAGCACCACTTAAACGCATGAACATTCTTGCAGCTAAGATTGCAAAGAATACTTCTGTCTTGCCTGATATGGCAAAAGACATTAACACAATGCGTACCAATCTTGATAAATTTCTTGGCGCAGCAAGTGCTGATGACGGTGGTTTCAGTTTATTAGATTTGCTTGGGCTTGGAGATTTGATTCCTGATCGTGAAAGAAAGCGCGGTCGCAGAAAAGGTAAAGGAACAAGAAGAACAGGTCCTAAAGTTGGTAGAAGAGGTATCATACTAGGTGCATTAGGTGTTGGTGCTGTCGGTGCAGCCGGTTATGCTGCATCAGAAGCATATGGTGAAAAGTCTGCTGAATCACCAGAACGTAAAAAAGAGAGAGAAGATAGAGAAGCAAAGAAACGAGAAGAGATTGCAGCAGCAGTAGCAGCAACACCTCAACCACTAACTACTGGTGAATTCGACACAGGTGAAAGACCTGCTGAACAAGATGCTGCTGCACAGACTGCTGCACAGAGAACGATTGAACAAGTTCCAACACCTCCTGTAGCAACACCAGTAACACCAACACCTACAGAAGAAGCTGCGCCTGCAAAAGTTGAAACAGTTAAACCTTTGCAGCTACCTGAATTATCAAGACCTACACCTGCTCCAACACCAAGAGCAGAAGAACCTTCTATTCCAAAAAATGTTATTCGTGATGAAGAAGGTAATGCATTACAATCAGGAAGTGGTGGTTATGTAGTTAGTGATACTCCTAGAGTGACAGTAACACCTGTAGGAACAATGCCTCCTGCAAGACCTGTCGCACCTACACCAGCACCAACAGCACCTGCACCAACAAGACCTACTCCAGAAGCGACTAGCACAGCAGGTAGAGTACGCCCATCACCAACACCAACAGCACCGACAACTGGCGCTGGTTTAAAACCTGTTCTTGCTAGAGCAGAAAGCGGAAACTACAATCAACTAGTATTTCCAAAAAGAGGAAAAACCGCACCAACAACTGCTAATCTTACTGATATGACATTGAATCAAGTATTAGCATATCAAGAACAAATGAGAAATAGTAAAAACTATCCTTCTGATGCTGTAGGTAAGTATCAAATTATAGGTTCTACTTTGAAAGAAGCAATCACGAATTTGAAATTAGATGGTAATCAAAAATTCGATCAGAAAACACAAGATAAAATTTATGAAGACTATCTGATTGGTGGTAAACGAAAAGGTGTGATGGATTACATCACAGGAAAATCAAATAATCTATTACAGGCTATGTTGGAAATGGCGCAAGAGTTTGCATCATTCCCTGTTCCTTTTGATTTACATCGTTCAGCTAATATTAATAGCAGAACCAAAGAGGTAAATTGGGATGAGCGTGATGTTAAAAAAGGTGAATCATATTATATAGGATCAGGTGGAAACCAAGCGCATGTAAAACTTGAGCAATCTGCAAAAGCACTGATGGAAGAACGTGCTATGCGAACAGGTTCTTTAACTGCTGCTGCATACGGACCATACAATGAGATAGGTGCTAAAGTAGCAGCATCATCAACACAATTATTTGCTATGAAAAATGATATGTCAAGACCACAAGTTATTGCATCGGCACCAGCACAATCTTCAGGTTCTTCATCCGTTTCTGCGCCAAGTGGTTCAGCAACAGCAAGACCACGCACGGATCATACTCAAGCATTGGTGCAAAGACAAACATCAGGTGCATAAAAAACCCCGCACTTGGCGGGGTTTCTTTTTACTCTTTTTCAGCTAGTGACTTGAAGTAATCCAAGTCTTCATCTTCGCTTTCATTCATTTCAGGCATTTTAGTTTCAGGTACTAGAGGTTTAGTAAACGAAACATCTTCAGCTTTAGTGATAGGTGCTGCACCACTAAAACCAAGAGCCTTATCCAAACGCGCTTTCAGCACATCATAGGACTTGAAGTTTTTCTTGTCCGTAATTTCTTTAAGCGAATGCTCTTGTTTCCAAATAGATTCAAGTTGTGCATCATCATCAAAAAGAGGACCTGCTTCAGCGAATTCTGATTTGTCGTAGTTGCGATAACCTTCGACTTTACGAATCTTGAGTTTGAAGTTAGCACCAGACCACAGATCAAACGGGTTGATTGCTGTCTCATCTGCAAATTCAGGCTTCATTGCTTCTTCGATTTTGTCAAAGATTTTCTTACCAAATTTAAACAGACGAACAGTACCTTCGTTCTCGGGATTGCTAGGATCAGATACGATGTAGATGTTAGCGATGTAAGAAAGTTTACGCTTTTGTTTGCGAACGATTTCTTTGTTTGCTTCGATACCTGAATTCCAAAGAGTGCTGTTGTGTTCACAAACAGGACACTTATCGTTCAGAGTGGTAAGACAGTTATCGATCAACCAACCACCAGGACCTTGAAAGCCGTGTGAGAAAATGCGAGTCCAGGGAATAGCATCATCACCATCAACAGCAGGCTCAGGAAGAAAACGGATAACAGCCATGCCATTACCTGCTTTATCTACTGAGGGTGTCCAATAACGGTTGTCTTCTTTTGAACCTGCTTCGGCAGGCTGGGAGGTAGCTTCAATAGCCTTTGTCAATTTCTCAAAAGAACTGCTATTGCGCTTTAGATTTGCAAAACTACTCATGGTATTTCCTTTCGTATAAACGGAGTATAAACGGTATATAAACGACTTATCCACATAAACATAATATGAATATATTTAGTCGCTACGCAAGCATAACTTTCAGAACTTCTAAAGTTTTGCCAACATCTTTGTGAAGTATGCCGATGCCGCCTGCTGCATTAAACGCATCAATAACATCGGGTGTGTCATCGATCAGAATAATACCTTTGCCAGCATATTCACTTTTTACTTTACGACCAGGCACGATGTTTGGCTTGTATGCAATATGATGCAGTTTCAACCAAACTTTCTTTTGCCTAGATACTTCTTCATGGTACTTTTGTCCACCTGACGAGGAAAGAATCTCTACTTCAACCTCAGGATGCTTACGCAGAAACAACAGCAATTGTTGAGCACCAGGGAACCAATCCAATTTCTCAAAGTTACAACCCATAATGAAATCATGCCAATTGGTAGACCATTCTTTATTTTCACGGCTTAGCTTGGGGCTTTGTTTAAAAAGTTCTTCATACTTCTTGTCGAAGTTAGCAAGAACGCCATCCATATCCAAATAAACTTTCATGTACCTATCACCTTTTTGAGAATCAGTTTGTATTTTACTATATCTTTAGGAAGAAAGGGGGTATACTTCATGCACTTTTTCCGAAAGTTAGGCCAACGAATCGTATCGGTAATCTTCTTATCCCACATTGGAAAGAATCCAAGAATCTGATTGAGTATGCACAAAGTTTCTATCTGAATTTCTTTGCGTACCGCTTTCGTTAGAAGAGTGGGGTAATCACCGTTTGTCTTTATCACCTCGTTTGGATTAAGTTTACAATCTTCAAAAATAAGTTTACAATCATTTTCAAATGTATAGGATAACGACTGAACAACTTTCTGTCGTTTCGTATATGCCATTTCGGCTTCTTCTTGTAACAGAAATCCAACCCATGACGATTCATCTTCAACAAAGTTGGAAACGATAAACGATATCAACTCATCTTTGTTGGTATACTTACGCGACAGTTTGTAGAAGTGATATTTGTCCTTACGATTTTCAAAAGCAGTTACACTTACATTAGTCTTGCCATTATATTTAAAGTAATCGTAAGAGTCTGATGTAAAGTGTAACTTGAGTGCTTGATATGATTCAAATGCTTCATAGCCTGTCATATCGGAAGTCTCGCACCCTTTTCTTTTAGAAGATTGTTGTCCATCGCATCTGATTCAATCTTTGCTTTGAGGTTGTTGTTTACAAGCGAAGCAGCAACCTCAAGTTCAATACCTGTCTGTTTGCAGTATTCAACAATTGCTTCGATATAATTGTAGTCGGATTCGGCTACCATTTCTTCGATGGCTTTTGCAAACTTACTCATTTCATCTTTGGTAGGCATCGTTATTCTTTGGGCAGTAAGTGTCGTAACACTGTTCATGCCGCATCAATTTTGTTTCGATTCCGCATATGGGACAATATTCGTTATCGAAAAAAGTTTTCACTGGTGCGTCAGTCTGTTCGACTTGGTTTCGATCTGAATTTTTAATCAGTTCGTTGACAGTCCAATCCCATACTGTGTTTTTTTGGACTGGTTCTTCATACTCATCTTCAATTTCTTCAGGAACGATTTCGACCGATCCATCAAACTCATATGAACAGCATTTCATAAACCGTTCAAAGTCCTGTAGCAATTCATAACTATCGATATCAGATGCAGTTTGAAAGATGATGACTTCTCCATCATCTTGTTCACAACGAAAAGTAATTCTCATTATTTCACCACGCTTTGATAGAGAGTTTCGAATTGCTCATGTACTGCAACTTCTTCATCATAATTTTGCTTATGATATACTTTTACCATTCGCTGTACTAGACGCTTTGGCAAATCAAGTTCTTTACAGATATTCTTAATCGATTCACGAACGAAGTCTTTTTCTCCATCCATGCGTGTCATAGAACCAGAACATTCACGAACAACATTCAATAGCTTATCACGATCTGCTGGATTCGACAAAACATTAGCACCAATTTGTGTTACTGACATAACAAAGTCCTTTCAATTATTTTTTGTTTGCTACTTGGGATGATACATTGTGTGATGCAGCCGATGCGGCAAATGCAACACAAATAGTATCGGTACTTGCTGCATAAGAACAACGAACAGAAATAGGATCGATGCCTTTTGAAATAGCACTATCGATATTCTGTGCCATTAGCTTACGATCATTTACATTGTAATATCCTAAGGAAACAATTCCTGATAGAATAACTATCGTAATGCAGATTAAAAAGGTAAGACCACTAAGTTCTTTTTTCAGAGTATCCATCATATTAATTCTCCTGCCTTTAAGTCCTTCTTGTTGTAAAAAATATGTCTACCGATTACTGCTGTCTTAGTCATATTCTTCCATTGAGGAAAAACATAATCAGCATGATAAAACATCGCACCCTTGGATGGGTCTTCCATGCGTTCATGGTTGAGATACACATGGATTGCGATTTCACGAATTTCATTATACAACAAACTGTTGCTGTTTGTCAAGACTTTACTGGTAGACATAGCGTATGGTTTGGATTCGCACCACCATGAGAATTGACAAACATTTTTGATTTTTTGTTTGACAACACCACAGATAGAATCTTCAAACTTTCCACTCTTAACACGATTAAGAGTAACAAACGCTACTGCCATCTTGCCTTCTCTTGGTTCCATTGCAGACTCAAAGTAGATGTTCTCGGCAAGACATTCAATCTCCTCTTTCGTGTCGGGAGCGAGATTGTTGTATGATGCCCTAAATGGCATATCATATCGTATTTCATTCGTCAATGCTACTGTACTGATTAATAATGCTGTTGATATTGATGCGCTTAAAAGTATTCCTTTTAGCATTTTTTTCTCCTTGTGTGTAGACGAGGGCATGGAGAGATGCCATACCCCCTTCTTGTTACGCAGACTTCTTACTTGCCTTTGTTTCTACAGTAATATTCGAAACGAAACCATTAAGGCTCTGAGCCTTAGCGATAATGTCCGCTTCTGAAGGATACTGTGGGAAGCCTGGGTGCGCTGGCGGGGTTTCGCCTTTGATTTTTGCGGTCTCACATTGCATGGACCAATCATTACTGATTTGCTCTCTCTTGCCGTAGTAGTCATCAGAAAGCATTTCTTTCGCCATTTTTAAAAGTTCAAGGCGAATCTCGAACGGTGTCATATTAGACATAAACTTCTCCTGTGTGTGTTAACCAGCTTTGTGTGTGATTGCTGGTTATATATTTATCTAAAATTTAATGCATACCTATAATTCATCTCAACAGACATGATATTTCTAACCCAATCGGAGATATGGGTTTGAGTGTCAAGAATAGCTTGAATGTGATCGGTATCTAAGTCTTTCAAAGCAACCGAACGAAACGGTTGTTTTCCGTCTTTACCTCTGGTGCCCCAATGAAATGCAGCACGAATCTCTTCATGTGGGTCTGTTATCATCACAGTCAATTCTTCATATGGTGCTTCATGCACAACATTTCTACGCAAGTATTCAGTACCACCATCTACCATGTAAGTGTAACCATTCTTATCTAGGTGTGTTTTGTAGTCATGCACATGATATGATTGAAGAATAGTACCATCAGGTGTTCTAATTCTATTCGCTACGATTTGCGTCATTTTCAATCCCAAAGTCCTTCATAATATTTACCAAACAAACGAAAACCATTACTCATTCTTTTCTGATGTTTCGCTAGACGCTTGCTATCAATCTTGAAAGTGTCGTTTGGACCTTTTTCCAAAGTATACATTGTTGGCTTACCATTTTCATTCCATTGACAAGGAACAGTTTTCTTATCATGCTCACCAGAATAATATTGTTCTGTCCAATCAATAGTCTTCTGTTCAAACGCCCAAATGATTTCATTCAAAACCCATTCCCAACGAAGATGAACAAAATCATCAGTATCCCATTCATTCTTTGGCTTAGGTGCTGAAGTGCTACGCAACTCTACAGGAACATCCTTATCATCAACCAACGGAGAACCATGCTTTGTCTCTTTCAATTGCTTGAGCATTGGAAGAATAATCAGAGCAAGAGTATAATCCATGCTCCAGGTATCATACTTGTCAATACGAATTTTGATTGTTCGTTCGCGTTTTGATTCAAACCAAATACAAACTCGCATCAACCAAGAATCTTCTCCTGTCTTGGTTGATGCAAGCCATTCACCAAAGTTATGAACCCAGTCCGGAGTTGTTTCGAATCCATATTCATCCTTAACTTTAGGTGCCCAAAAGCAAAGTGCTTCGGCAATCTGATATGGACCAATCCAGTTTTTGTACGGACCAATCACAACCTTCATAATAAAAACTTCCTTTTAGAAACTAACTTTAAGACCTGCGGTTGCTTGATTGCCACTCCATGTAGAACCATTGTGAAGATTGTTACGGTGTACGAATTCACCAACGATTGCAGCATTCTTATTCAAGTCATAAGAAACTTGTCCACCAACGGTAGAGTTCCAACCTGATTTACCCAAGATAGGATCAGAGTATGAAACACCAACCAGAGGAGTAACTGCTACACCGCTAGTACCAATATCGAACCGCTTACCAACTGCTGCACCAACTGCATGATAGCTATTACGAACACTTTGTTCATATGCTTCAACGCGAAGACCAGCAACGGTATCACCAACTGCAATTTTCAACATATCTTTTCCAGCAACCTTATCACGACCATTGGTAACGGTAAGATCGGCAGCCGATGCGCTGAATGCTGCCATGAGTGCTGCTACAAGTGCTAACTTTTTCATAACTACTCCTTTAAAAAATCGTGCAGACTGTTTGGTTGATAAGGTACAGTCTGCGGAACCCCATCTAGTGCATTAAGCAGCTAGAGCGTATAACTCATCGTTTGCAGTTATA